TCTCATTTGTTTTTACTACAAATGTAGTAGATATTTCAGAGTTTCCAATTGTATAAACGTTTTTAGTGACAGAAGAATTACTTACATCCGTATTATTATATTTATACCAAAGAGTTATTGTATTAGTTCCAGTACAATTAAAGTAAAAGGACGCCTGAACTAAATAAGCAGTTGGATAATTAAAATATATATTATAGTCATTATTTTTTAATAAAATGCCATCATTTAAAAAAGAGTCATCTATTGATACGTGTGTATTGTTTATTTGTATTTTTGTTGGAGACGTTGATATAAATGATTTGTCTGAATTAGAATAAAATTTTCCATAATAACCTATAATTCCAGCAGGTCCACGCGGGCCAATTTCGCCGGTTGCGCCGGTTGCGCCGGTTGCGCCAATTGCTCCGGTAGCACCAGTGGCGCCAGTAAAGCCTCTCGCGCCAGTAGCGCCGGTTTGGCCAGTTGCTCCTGTTGCACCAATTGCTCCTGTTGCTCCTGTTGCTCCAGTAGCACCAGTCGCCCCGGTTGAACCTGTAGCGCCAGTAGAACCGCTTGAACCCGTTGCTCCGCTAGCACCAGTAAAACCTGTTGAGCCAGTAGCACCAGTTGAGCCAGTAGCACCAGTACGACCAGTAGAACCCGTAGCACCAGTAGCACCAGTAGACCCACTTGCTCCAGTAGAACCACTTGAACCAGTATACCCAGTTGAACCAGTAGAACCAGTTGAACCACTAGCACCAGTTGCGCCTTTTTCGCCAGTTGCGCCAGTTGATCCAGTAGCGCCAGTTGCTCCAGTAGCGCCAGTACGACCAGTAGCACCAGTTGAACCAGTAGCACCAGTTGAACCAGTAGCACCAGTTGCTCCCGTTGACCCGGTTGCTCCAGTTGCGCCAGTTGACCCAGTTGACCCAGTTTGACCAGTTTGACCAGTTGAGCCAGTACGACCAGTTGCTCCCGTTGACCCGGTTGAACCAGTTGCTCCGGTTGCTCCGGTTGCTCCGGTTGCGCCAGTTGCTCCAGTTGCTCCAGTTGCTCCAGTTGCGCCAGTTGAACCAGTTGAACCAGTTGCTCCCGTGGCCCCTGTTGCACCTGCGGTGCCAGGTGCTCCTGTTGAGCCAGTTGCTCCCGTTGAACCCGTTGAGCCAGTAGCCCCAGTACAACCAGTAGCACCGGTTGAACCAGTTGCCCCCGAATATCCCATTTCACCAGTTGGACCAGTTACGTTTATATTTGTTTGTTCTCCAGAAGGACTTGATACTGCTAGAGAGTTTGTAGTAGAATCATAAGACAATGAAGCAGATGAATTATTAACGGGGTCCATAAAATAAATTGTATTATTACTAACATACAAAGATTTCCAAGGATTATCTGGGGTTCCAAGAGTTGCATTTTCGTTTTTAGGATTAAGAGTTCCGTCTATATAAATTGTTGAATTTGATGGGTCTATTTCTATTATATTGGAATAATATGCGGTTTTTAAGTCATTCGGGCTTATAAATAAAATATTTCCGGTTGAACCGTTATTCTGTAATATAGGAATTGACGCGCCAGTTGCTCCAGTAGCACCAGTTGAACCCGTTGCGCCAGTTGCTCCAGTAGCGCCACTAGAGCCTGTTGCGCCAGAAGCGCCGGTTGACCCTGTTCTACCGGTTGAGCCTGTGGCACCAGTCGCGCCAGTAGAACCACTTGCGCCAGTAGAACCAGTTGCACCAGTTGCTCCTGTAGAACCAGTAAAACCTGTTGCTCCGGTAGAACCCGTTGCTCCCGTAGAACCTGTTGCTCCTGTAGAACCAGTTGCTCCTGTAGAACCCGTGGCTCCAGTTGAACCCGTTACCATTGGTCCCGTTGCGCCCGTAGAACCAGTTGCTCCAGTTACGCCTGTTGCCCCCGTACAACCAGTTGCGCCAGTTGCACCAGTTCGTCCAGTTGCGCCCGTAGAACCAGTTGCACCAGTTACGCCTGTTGCTCCAGTTGCTCCGGTTGCTCCTGTTGCGCCACTTGAACCAGTTACACCAGTTGCTCCTGTTGCTCCGGTTGCTCCTGTTGATCCTGTTGCCCCCGTAACCATTGGACCAGTTGCTCCAGTTGAACCAGTTGCTCCTGTTGCTCCTGTTGCGCCAGTTACACCAGTTGCTCCTGTTGCTCCTGTTTCTCCTGTTGCACCACTAGCGCCAGTTGCGCCACTTGAACCAGTGGCTCCAGTTGCTCCTGTTTGACCAGTTGCGCCAGTTGCTCCTGTTGCTCCTGTTGCTCCGGTTGAACCAGTTGAGCCAGTTGAGCCAGTTGAACCTGTTGAACCTGTTGAACCAGTTGAACCAGTTGCTCCTGTTTCACCAGTTGCTCCCGTGGCTCCCGTGGCTCCAGTTGCTCCACTTGCTCCAGTTGCTCCAGTTGAACCGGTTGCCCCGGTTGCACCAGTTCTTCCAGTTGCGCCAGTTGCCCCAGTACATCCCGTTGCACCGGTTGCTCCCGTTGCACCTGTTGCACCAGTTGCGCCAGTGCGCCCCGTTGAGCCAGTTGCGCCAGTTACACCAGTGCACCCAGTTGCTCCAGTTGCACCAGTTGCTCCGGTTACCCTTGGTCCAGTTGCTCCAGTTTCCCCAGTTTGCCCCGTTGCACCGGTTTCTCCAGTTGTGCCAGTTGCTCCAGTCGCTCCTGTGTCTCCAGTTGCGCCAGTTGCTCCTGTGTCGCCAGTTGCGCCAGTTGCGCCAGTATCGCCGGTAGAGCCGGTGTCGCCGGTAGCACCAGTATCACCCGTTGCACCGGTATCTCCAGTTGCGCCAGTTGCTCCAGTTGCGCCAGTATTCGTAGCATCACCATCTCTTCCTACTGGTCCAGTTGCCCCAGTTGCTCCTGTGTCGCCAGTTGCACCGGTTGAACCAGTTGCTCCCGTATTCGTAGCACTACCATCTCTACCAATTGGTCCAGTAGGACCAGTAGAACCATCTGCGTGTAAATATCCAAATGATACATTTTTTACACACTGATTTACATTAAATATATCAAAATAAGCAAAATATGCAGCGGATTCATTATATGTTATTGTTTTTAATGAAAATAAAAGTCCATTTTTATAAAAATAAATTTTATCATTCGCCAGAACAATTGTAAAAACGTCATCTCTCGTATAATCATCTGCATAATTTACAGAAACCTGGTTTATAATCTTAAATAAATTGTTATTTCTTTCAAAAATAATACCATAAAAAATTGTATTATTCAAATCCATAAAACCGATATGTTTTGTCTTCCCAGAAAGCACATTATTGTCACTATCAATTTGAAATGTTAAAAAACAAGTATTGTAACTTTCTCTTGAGAGGACTCTTGAATTACTCCCTTCATTTGAAGTTTTTTTAAATGAGTTTGATGATATAAATGTTATATCGGCGTCATTAGAATATAAATTAAACAATGATGCACCTGAAGACCCATCAGAGCCTTGAGGACCAGGAGGGCCTTGAATTCCCTGAGGTCCACGTTCGCCTTGTTGTCCTGGATTACGTGAACCCTGAGTATTTCTTAAATTGTTTGTATAATTTGAATAGGACGACATAATATATATATTTAATATATATTATGAATCATTTTAAATATGATATTTTAACAAAAAATATTATTAGCAAATAATATTTATATCAATTTGTTCTGCGTTTAAGAACTGGGCAATGGAGCCAAACAAAGTTTTATTTCACCAAGGCTAGCCACGTTATATTTAACTACTAAAGGTAAATCATTTTCTAAATACACCTCAATCTGTGAACATAAGTTTGTGCATTTTATAAAATACCCTAAATTTTTTAATGAAAACTCTCCTTGAATAACCTTTGAAGAATCTTGCTTTAAAATAAACCCCATGCTACCATCAGATTCCTCGCGATGAATCTCTGCGGATGCAAATTGTCCAGAGCATTTAAAAATTAATTCACTTCCAACTGATTTAATCTCTAATTTATCTGATACGCCAGATAAATCCCGAATAATTTTCTGAAAATCGGCAGATGGCAAATTAATAACTGAAGAAAATTTTACATCGGGGTATTCAAGTTCTTCTGGCTCTGGCTCTATCAACCTTAACTTTTGTGTCTTACATTGCTTAATCTCACCATTCTCAAATTTTAATGCTAAATGCGAAACAATGCCATCAACATAATCATTATTCTCAATATAAATCGTCAAAGTATCATCATTATCAATTGAATTAATCAACTTAAATAAATGAAACATATTTACTCCTATAATAATTTTCTCCTTTTTACATTCATAGAATTCAAAATTTTGTGCGGCTAAATGCAAATGCGCTAAAATTGTATGAGATTTATCCATATTAATGATTCTAATTCCATCGGGTTGAAACGTAATATTTGTCTCTAATAATATATCTTTTAATGCAGTCATCAATGTTCTAAAAGGCGCGATTTGAACTGTTTTAATTGTCAACACATTATTTGCATTATCTGTTGTTGAACCCTTTGAAGAGAAGTTTGACATTATGAGTAAATTTTATTTATAATCTTTAAATACTTATGCGTCAAAATATTAAAATCAAACGCATTTATTAATAAATAATAAATAAATCGCAACAATATTCTATAGCATTAGTTATAATATAAAAAATATTCCATTAATAAAATATTGTAATGGTAGATGATTTTCAACATCAACTTGCAACAGAAGAACTAGATATATCTAATTATATTGAACAAATAAAATCTTTGTTTAATAAGTATGAAAATAATACATATATGAAGCAACGATTATGTTTCCATATAACAAATATTCTCCCGACAACTCTTGAAACAGAAGATAAAAACCATGAAAAGCGAATACAGCGTAATGCTTTCTTAACAAGTGAACAACAAATTTTTATAAAGGTTTTTTTAAGTAAGAACCAATACTATTACTTAGCAAATAATAGCACATTTTATCAATATAACGGTAAAACATATAAAATGGTATCAGAAGACGATATTCAATACCAACTTCTCTCTACAATATCAAAGGATAGAACATTGATGGATTGGAAACATAAAACAAAAATTAATATAATAAAACAAATCAAAGAGAGAAATATATTCAAATCTATTCCAGAATCTGAGACTATTCAAAAAATTATAAATTTATTATGCCCTACGCTGTTTTCAACAAAGAGCCAAGTAAAACATTTTTTAACAATCATTGGCGATAGCATACTTAAAAAGCAAAACGAATTAGTATTTCTAACAAAGCCAAAAACAAAAAAAATTATCAATGAAATAGACCATATATGTTATGTTGTATCTGGTTATGCAAATGTAACAAATAACTTTGTTACCAAGTATAATGAAACATATGGTTTTGATAATTGCAGATTAATTAATATGAATGATACTATATCAATTGATAATCTAAGAGAGATATTTAATAAAAATGGTCTAGACTTTTTATGTGTCGCAACTCATTATTCTGAGAGATATGGTAACTCCGACCAATATCTTCTCTCTTCAGAGGATACTTCTAGTTATGCTTTCTATTTAAAAAATAATTCACAATTAGATATTTTAAATAAATTCTGCGAGGATTCTATTGAAGAAACGTCTGAAGTAAATCAAGGCAAAAAATATTCTATTTCATGGAAAAATATGCATTTTATTTGGAAGTTATTTATATCTAAACAATCCTTGCCAAATGTTATTTATTCAAATACTTTAAAAAAACTACTTAAAGAACGATTCCAATATCACGAGCCCAGTGATTCTTTTATTAATATTACGAGTAAACTATTGCCATTTGTGAGCCATTTTATTCAGTTTTGGGAAACTACTATTACTATCGCGAATTCTATTAGTTCTGGTTCTGGTTCTGGTTCTGGTTCTGGTTCTGGTTCTGTTTCTACTTTAAATATTTGCGATTTTGAATATGAAATTGAAATTGATGAACTATGCGGGCTATTTAAAAAATGGATTAATGATAATAATGATATTACGTTTTATGCTGGTAATATAACTGAGCATGATATATTAAAAATATTAAACCATTATTACCAAAATATTGAAGTTATTGAAAATAAGTATATTCTTAATATTGAATGTAATCTATGGAATAAATTAAGTGATATGAATAATGCATTATTATCTCTTAAAAATTATTATAAAGAAGGAATTTTATTAAATCAGCCAGATTTAGTATTAATACCATTTGATGAAATATATGCATTTTATATTAAAAATAAGCAAACAAAGTTTACCATAAGTAAACGTTATTTTGAGAAATATTTGTGCATTACACTAAACGAACACATTGAGTTTGAGAATTTTGTATCAGTATCTTGGATTTCTAGTTAAACAAATCCTGGAATTTTTAAGCAGAAAAATCGGCAGGCGCTAATGCATGACCCTTTCCTCCACGCATTTTCTTAGACTTAGACTTACCTATCTTAACATAACCAAATTTACCCTTCTTTGCGGTATATCCAGCCTTAACTAAACGCTTCTCCTTCTTAGCCGTAAAATGCTTCTTTTTAGAAACAATACGACCATTCTTGTTTTGCATCAAATCAGCCTTCTTAAGTCCACCGCTTGTTTTATAAGCAGTTCCGTGAACAACTTGTGCTCTTGAACCTTCTAACACCTCAAACTTATGTCCATGAATAAGGTAGTGGCCATGCGCGTTCTTTGTATAGCGAGTCATTATAAATTAAATAAAGAAAAAAATAAAAACTTTTTAAATTACTAAAACAATTTTATAATACTATAATCTTCTAAATATAATACGCAGTTTAAAATTTATTCCGACTTATTAATTGTGATATTGGGCCACCTTGAATTCTTCCTAATAATGTATCTCCATTTGAATTATACCCAGCATTTCCAAATATAGTTTTCCCTCCACGACCATATCTAATCGCATTTACTGCGCGTTCTCTCTGCGTTGTTCCTGGAATGACATCCGGGTTACTATTTTTTACTATTTTACTATTTATGTCAGATGGACATATATATTTGCTTTTGTTTACAATTGATTTTTGGTCATTTATTATATCTTTTATGTTTCCTGCTCTTCTTCCCGGTATAATAAATACAGACGTATATGTAGAACTCATGTTTAATATAATATTATATAACTATATTATTAATTGTTTTACAACATTTTTAGAACATTTTTAGAACATTTTTAGAACATTTTTAGACTGTATAAAAATATTATTATATATTATAACACTGGTTTCCTGAATGACCAATAATACAAAAAAACGACATTTAAAAACACGTCATCGGGCATTAATTAAAACTAAAAGAAGCAACTCTAATAAGGTTGAAATTGGACTTAAACCATTTGAAGAGAAGTTTGGTAAAACTCTATCTAAAGATTTAGTTAAGTCTAATGATAAAATTAAAAACGAGTTTGTAAGAAGATTACTTTCTAATTTTTCACCAACTCATCTTAAGCCAAATGATAATTTTTACGACTATATTAATTATAAATGGCTTCAAGAATCCTATTTAACAAAAGAGCAAAAATATATAATTCAAGTTGATGATTTCCGATTAACTCAGGATAAAGTTTATAGACAATTAAATGACCTTATCTTAAATTATATTAAAACCCACAATAATAACAGTAGCAGCAATAGCCTTGCTAAAAATATGAAACACTTTTATTACTCTGTCATTAATATGAATGAAAAAAAACATAGCAGACAAATAGCAAAAAATATAATAGCAACCATAGACACATTAAGAAAAAATAAAGCCAATGTTTGGAAAATGTTGGCACTATCTAATAGAGACGAAGCCGTAAAACCTCGGTCGCCATTTGTATGGTCAGTTAATCCAGATAATAAACATTCAACTATTAATCGTTGTTATCTGGATTCGCACGTATTTTCTATGGTAGATTTTAATATTTACTTTGATGACGGTACGGATGTTGAATATAAAAATAAATTTAGAGCCAAGTTTCGCAAATTCTGTAAAAACTTATTTGATACTGTTCTTGGTCCTAATAATAAATTAAATCCTAGTCACGTATTTGAGGTTGAAATGGAAATGATGAATGCGCTCGTATGTACTGATGCAACAACTAGCATGGAAACTTATAATAAAATCGGTGCTGAAGAAGCAGAAGAAAAATATGGTTTTAATTGGAAAGAATTTACTAAGGAACTCGGGTATAAAGAAACTCCTGCATTTTTTATTACGTCTAGCCCAAATTATTTGAAATGCGGAACTAAATTAATGGTAGATAATTGGGACTCTGAAAAATGGAGAACATATTGGATTTATATTTTCTTAATTAAAATTGCTAGAATGACCCGAGATTGGGAGACTGTTAATTTTGACTTCTTTGGTAGTTATGAGCGGGGTCAAGAAGCCATTAATAAAAGTGATGCAGTTAGCGCTGCCTTATATATGTCGGTGCCATTTAATACATTCTTAACAAATCAATATGTGGAAACCTATGAAACGCCCCAGAATGTAAAATATGTGGAGACTATGTGTAATGATTTAAAGGTCGTTTTTACTAGAATCATGAAACGCAATAACTGGCTTTCTCCTGCAACTAAGAAATATGCTCTTCTTAAATTAAAACATATGAAGTTTTTAATTGCAAAACCAGATGTCTTGAGAGAAGACCCGCTTCTAAACTATGGTAATAGTCTTATTGAGAATATGGATAAAATTCATGCTTGGCGTCATGAACGTTACTTAGAATTAGATGGTAAACCAATCGTTGATATCCCTGTCATGGACTGGACACAATATCCGGTTAAAATGATTGGAACACAAGCATATGTTGTAAATGCATCTTATACACCTACAAAAAATAGCATTTATATTAATCTCGGATATATGCAAAAACCGTTTATTGATTTAGATGAAAGGGGAATTGAGTATAACTTAGCCCATCTCGGCTTTACAATTGGTCATGAAATGGGACATGGTTTTGATGACTGGGGCAGTCAATATGATTATAAAGGTAACTTGCATAGTTGGTGGACGGAAAGCGATAAAAAGCATTATAAGAAAATACAAGATGATGTTATTAAACAATATGAAGATTTTGCTGCTAGTGATGGTATTAAATTTGATGCCTCTATCGGCGTAGGTGAGGACTTGGCAGATATTGCTGGTCTTGCTATTTGTGATGAATATTTGCGTGATTACCAGAATAATAATGATGATATTGTTCCTATTCAAAATTTATCATTTGAGGCATTTTATACATACTTTGCCATTCAACAACGACAACAGGTTAGCAAAAAAGCATTAGCCGCCCAATTAAAAACTAATCCTCACCCGCTGGATAAATACCGATGTAATGTTCCGCTCTCTCGTTCTCAAATTTTTAGAGCATTATATAATGTGAAGAAAGGCGATGGTATGTGGTGGCATAATACGGAAACCGTTTGGTAGATTTTCTATAGATTTTTATAGATTTTAATTATTACTGCATTTTTACTGTAATAATTAACGACGACGATTTGTTTTCTTATTCGTTCTTTTATTCGTTTTCTTATTTGTTCTTTTATTCGTTCTTTTATTCGTTCTTTTGTTCGTTTTCTTATTTGTTCTTTTATTTCTATTCATTTTTGTATTCGTTCTTGTATATCCTCCTTGCTTTCCTAGAAACCCCATTATTTCATGTACAGCATCCGGATTTGTTTTTGGCTCTAGTGAAAGTCTTGTATGTCCACGCACATTTGAATTAACATCTTCAGGGCGCAATAATTCGCTTATTAAGTCTCCATGGGGGCCTAATTCATAAACAGAAAATAATTTACTTGTGTCATTTGGGTCTTCGCTTGTGCTGAAGTCTATGGGTTTAATACGTATTGTTTGATCATCAAAACCAATATGTAGTGGCATATAATCTGGGTCACCAATTGTTATCCAAGGAGCACTATCACGCGGTCTTTTTGTATACAACGAATGAAAAAAATATGTTGGTTCACCATCTTCTTGCCTAACTTCTCTGAATTTTGCTATGTGATGTTGGCGAGGTTTAATATAAAAATATGTTACTAAATAATTTTTTCCAGGTTGAAGTAAATTTAGGTCGGTTATTTTTTTATAATTTTCAATAATTCTGGGATTATATCCAGTTGACGCAGCCATTATTCTATAATATATAATAATATAATAATTGTGTTGTTTTGTTTTGTTTTGTTAAAATTTGGCTCACCCCTTTAAACAGTTAGATATTTAACGCGCCTGTATTTCAATTATTAATAATATATAAAGCGTCCCCCCAACCATGTTGTGTTATATTTGTTAATACTCTCTTAAAATTATATTGGAGTAAAAATGTATCAATATCAGCAATTAATCCACAATTTTTATATAATTCCTTTTCATTAACTTCTAAATATAAGGCTTTTGCATATTTGATACTGTTAGTAGCGCCTTTTAATGCCATAAGTTCTGCTCCTTGAATATCAAAATTCCAAAAATTATATTTAGATGCGTCAATATTATTTCTTTCAAAAAAGGTATCAATAGTAATACTTTTTAGATTAATTTTATCTACGTATACAACCCAAGGATGTTCTTCTGAATGAGTTCCAAATTCTAATACACTTGAAGATTGAACGTTATTTGAAATATTAAATATAATTTCTTCGTCGTCTTTCTCCGTTATTAGAGCATTATATACATTTGGTATTCCTCTTTTTGTTGCTTCGTTCACTTTTGAAGGAATAGCATCAATCCATATAACATCTTCTGGGTTTAATCCCAGTTGATTATAGAATTGCGATTCTTCACACTCGTGCGCACCTATATGAAAAGAACCATTAATATTTATGTTATTTGATAATAAAATTTTGTTGATTTCTTCAAAACTAATAAGCATTTATATTATAATACATATTTATCGTATGAATTAAACGAAATTAATTTGTATTTGAGATATATAAAGGTCTAAAAGGTTAAAATTTGGCTCAACCTTTTCCAAAGGTTAAAATTTGGCTCAACCTTTTCCAAAGGTTGAAAGGTGAATAAATTAAAAAATTGAACTGAAATAATCACGAAATAATAAAGTAACATAGATAAGATGTCATCGCAAGACGCAACCCTAGCAAATAAATATCAGCAAAAAACTGATAAGCAGCATATTCTTGATAACCCAGATACCTATATTGGGTCGGTTGAGAATGTAGATGCATTCGTATGGCTTCTTAATGATGCCGGAGAACGTATTGTTGAGCGAAATATCGCACTTATCCCTGGTCTATTTAAACTATTTGATGAGGGAATTGTAAATTCCAGAGACCACGTAGTTCGCATGGAACAAGCCATTGACAATGGTGTACCAAATTCACTCCCAGTTACTAATATTGATATTACTGTTAGAGATGATGGTACTATTGTTATGATTAACGATGGTAATGGTATTGATGTTGCAGAGCATCCGGAATACAAGATTTGGATTCCTGAACTTATTTTCGGACATTTGCGCACTTCTACAAACTACGATAAGACGGAGAAGAAGATTGTCGGTGGTAAAAACGGATTTGGATTCAAACTAGTTCTAATCTGGTCTACCGAAGGTTCGGTTGAAACTGTTGATCATGTCCGAGGATTGAAGTATACTCAGGAATTCAGCGATAACTTAGATGTGATTGGTAAGCCAGTTATTACTAAGTGTAAGTCTAAGCCTTATACAAAAATAACTTTTAAGCCCGATTATAAGCGACTAGGAATTTCTGGGTTGACTCCTGATTTGCTTTCACTCTTTAAGAAACGCGTGTATGATATTGCCGCTGTTACGGATAAGTCCATAAAGGTAAAGTATAACTCACAACCTATTCCAGTAAAAAACTTTCAGCAATATATTGACATGTATATTGGTTCTAAGGATGTATCTCCTCGCGTTTATGAGGGTGAATCTAGTGAACGATGGGAGTATGCTGTTGCGCTTTCACCAAACCACGAATTTATTCAAGTGAGTTTCGTGAACGGCATTCATACTTCAAAGGGTGGAAAGCACGTAGAATATATTCTAGGACAAATTACTAGAAAACTTGTAGCATTCATTGAAAAGAAAAAGAAGATTTCAGTGAATGCGAATAGCATTAAGGAGCAGTTGATTCTGTTTATTAGATGTGATATTGAGAATCCTGCATTTGATAGTCAGACTAAGGATTTTATGAATACGCCTAGCGCGAAGTTTGGCTCCACGGTCACGGTCAGCGATAAATTCATTGAGAAAGTCGCAAAAATGGGTGTCATGGACGCAGCATGTGCGATTACTGAAGTCAAGGAAAATAAGGCCGCCAAGAAAACGGATGGCTCAAAGACGAAAAATATTCGCGGCATTCCTAAGTTAATTGATGCTAATTGGGCTGGTACTGATAAATCCGCGCAATGCATGGTAATTTTCTGTGAGGGTGATTCAGCAAAAGCAGGCATTGTTTCTGGTCTATCCTCTGAGGACAGGAATACGATTGGCGTTTATCCTATGAAGGGTAAGATTCTTAATGTCCGCGGTGAGCAAGTTAAGAAAATTGCAGAGAATAAGGAAATTGCCGAGATTAAAAAAATTCTTGGTCTAGAAACTGGTAAAGAGTATAAAACCGCAGAGGATGTTGCAAAGAATCTGAGATATGGTAGGGTTCTGTTTATGACTGACCAGGATTTGGATGGTAGTCATATCAAGGGACTCGGCATCAATCTGTTCCAATCTGAGTGGCCAAGTCTGGCGCTAATTCCTGGATTCATTGGTTTTATGAATACTCCGATTTTGAAGGCTAAGAAGGGCACTCAAGAACTAGTATTCTATAATGAGGGTGAGTATGACGCTTGGAAGGAGGTAAATGATTGCGGAAAGGGTTGGAAGGTTAAGTATTATAAGGGTTTAGGAACTAGTACTGGTAAGGAGTTCCGCGAATACTTTGAGAAGAAGAAAATTGTCGGTTTTGCTCATAGCGGCAAACCATGCGATGATGCGATTGATATGGTATTTAATAAAAAACGGGCAGATGATAGAAAAGATTGGTTGGAAGACTATGACCGCGAAAGTTACCTTGATACTAATAAGGAATCAGTGGGTTATGAGGAATTTATCAATAAGGAGTTCATCCACTTTTCAAAGTATGATTGCGACCGCAGTATTCCCAATTTGATGGATGGACAAAAAACATCTCAGCGAAAGATTCTGTTTGCCGCATTTAAGAAGAACCTGACAAATGAAATCAAGGTGGCTCAGTTTAGTGGTTATGTATCCGAACACTCAGGTTATCATCATGGTGAGGCGTCTTTGAACGGTGCAATTGTTGGCATGGCCCAGAATTATGTTGGTTCAAATAACATCAATTTATTAACACCTAATGGGCAATTTGGAACACGCTTGCAGGGTGGTAAGGATAGTGCTTCGGAAAGGTATATCTTTACTCAATTGTCAAAGATTACGAGAACATTGTTTCCCGATACTGACGATAAGATTCTCAAGTATTTGGATGATGATGGGCTTCTTGTTGAGCCATTGTTTTATGCTCCAATTATTCCAATGGTTCTCGTAAATGGTTCCAAGGGTATTGGAACTGGTTTCAGCACAGATATTATGTGCTATAACCCTCTAGAAATTATTGGTTATTTAAAGAATAAATTGACTGAAAGTTCTAATGCTCATTTTGACTTTGTTCCTTATTATGAGGGATTTAATGGAACTATCAGCAAGATTTTGCCTGGTAAGTTTTTGATTAAGGGAAAATATGAGAAGGTCGGTCCAGATAAGATTCGCGTTACTGAGTTGCCAGTTGGACTATGGACAGATGATTTTAAGGAATATTTGGAGTCGCTGACAGAGTCCACTGATAAGGCTGGAAAAAAGGTAACACCTGTTGTCAAGGATTATGATGATATGAGTAAGGACACAACAGTTGATTTTATCATTACTCTGCAGAAGGGCAAGTTAGATGAACTTGAGGCCATCAGTCTAGATAATGGTTGCAATGGCCTTGAAAAGCAGTTCAAGTTATTTACTACTGGTTCAACAACGAACATGCACTTGTTTGATTCAGAAGACAAGTTGAAAAAGTATGCAACTGTTAGTGAGATTATTGATGACTATTTTGATACTCGACTAAAAATGTATCAGACTCGTAAGGACTATATGATTGATGCGCTTACCCGAGAACTTGTTCTGTTATCAAATAAGAGTAGATATATTAAGGAGAACTTGGATGGCACGGTTGATTTGCGTCGTAAGAAACGCGACGATGTTAATTTGCTGCTAAAACAGAAGGGATATGATATAATTGATAATGATGAGGATTTCAAGTATTTGGTAAAGTTGCCGATGGATAGTGTTACTGATGAGAATGTTGCTAAGATTCTGAAGGAGCATGGCGACAAGGCGGCCGAGTTGGATGCAATTAAGGCTAAGACAATTCAGCAGATGTGGACAGAGGAACTTGATGCGTTGGTTGTAGAGTATGCGAAATATAGAGATGAACGTGAGCGTACTATGATGGGAACCACAAAGAAGGCTGCCGCAAAGGTTGTTAAGAAACAGAAGTTGGTTATTACTAACTAGAAATATATTGCTTTGCGGTTAAAAAGACCCATTTCGGGTTGAATAATTATATTTTAATTTGTTAAATATAATTATCTGTTTTATTTGTGGTTTATTTGTGTTTATTTGTTTTTTTTTGTTTTGTTTTATCTAGGCCCGGGTTATTATATTTAACGCCTTTTATTTGACCGCCTTTTACTGGATTTTTTTCCACCCTTATGTGACTTCTTATGCTTTCTATGTTTTCTTAGTTTTCGGGTTCTACGTTGTTTTCCACCGTATCGCCCAAGAACATTCATAGGATCATGGGCAGCCTGTGCTGTTCCGAACCCTTCAAATGTTTGTTCAAGTGCTGTAAGAATTTGCTCTTTGGAAGGAACTACGGCCATTGCGGAACTTACTGCACTTGATGTAGCCACCTGGGCTCTGCTAGCGGCACCTAAAACGCGGTCAATTGTCGCACAAATACCCTGTTTGAATGTTTTATATCCACCAACAATAACAGCGCCAGTTGAACTAGCAGCCGAAGTTGCTCGTGCGGTTCCTGCATCAGCAGCAGCCTTTGCCGCAGTAAGTTGTTCCATTAATTCGCTCTTTTTAGCAGCCAAACTTCTGGTCACACGACCAGCATCAATTTGTCCAATTTGTGCTTGAATGGCCTCTATTGTTGAATTAATATCATTTCGCATCTCAACTCCTGTTCTAAAATATCTTCCAGCAAGAAATGCTGGGGCGGCGATTGCTGCCGCGGGAGCAACGGCTGACCCCATCTTGAAAACAGCAGCGCCAGTGGCCGCGCCAGAAGTTATAGTTGAATCGGCAACTTGGGCTAATGCGCTATAAATAGCGGAACCAGACTTCGCTCCTTCTGTTTTAAATACTGATATTAATTCATATAACTCACCCATAACTGCTTGTGGGACTCCTACTAGATTATATTCCCTGATATAATAATCTAATATACCTCCAAATGCGCGACCTCCTACAAAACCAGTGCCGGCAAATGCTAATAAAATAGTAGCATCAATCGCCAAACTTAAAAAACGATTATCTTCGCAAGCACCACCTCCGCGTTGTTTTCTCTTTCCTCCGCCATACCTTTGAGTTTCCCCTTCGGCCCATTCTTCCTCGCCTCTATGTTCATATGCGCCTCCTGGTAATTGTGATGATTGAGATTCTGCATAAAACCCAGGAGGCATTCGGCTACTTGGTCTTAAATCCATTCCGAATGCGTTAGTTGTCAATCCGCCGGGTAATGTCTCCTCCCCTGCAACAGTCATAGCCGCTAATAATAATGATAATGCTTCTACTTGAGTATCGTTCAAACCAGTAGCCATAAATTATATATTATGCCTATAAAATAAACTAAATAATCAAAATAATAAAATATAACCTTAACAATAAAAATTTGTATTGTATTGTATTGTATTGTATTTAGAACCATGGTTTGAGTTCTAATTGTTTGTCATTATTTTGAGACATAATTGGTGGGTCCATGGGTTTATACATAGTGCTCGCATCTTCTAAATATTTGTAATACCCAATTGCCTCAGAAAACACTTGATGTATGCTATATTCTAGCACAATTTTATTTAATTGTTCTACTTGTTGCTGAACATTTGTCGGTTGGTTTGCCGCATGTTGTAAAAATGTGCTCCTCATAATTATTTTTAGCGTATCTCCATCCTGGTCACTTATAACATATTGACCATTTGATTTATGGTATACTCCCGCTCTTATACCATTTTGAATTATGCGAATGTTACCTTGAGAGAAGAAAGTTTTAGATAAATCCGTATTATCCCATAATCCTTCAGTTGGATTCCTAAAAGTAGCACATTGATTTACAGGAATCTTATCATACATCTGAAATAAGTCTGTTGTTTTAGGTCCATTTATATCAACTCTACCATTTGAGGGTTTGCAATTCATTATATATTATTCTAATAGAAGAAAATATTATATTATTATTTTATATACTAATACAATGAACTTTCAATATGCCGTCATTACAATAGTAATATTATTGCTTATAATAAGTTTAATTTTAATTGGAATTGCTTTAGCAAAATCAAAAAATACTCAACAATGGCCTCCTGTTGTAGGAAACTGTCCTGACTATTGGACAGATTTATCTAGTAATGGTGCTCAGTGCGTTAATGTGAAAGATTTAGGAACGTGTAATGCGAGCATTAGTTCTGGACAACATTTACAAATGAATTTTTCAGTAGCCCCATATGTCGGGCAAAATAGTGCATGTGAGAAATATAAATGGGCTACTGGTTGTGGACTAACATGGGATGGGATTACTTCTGGCGTTTCATCCCCATGCGCTGTTAAGCCGCTTAACTCATAATAACACCCCCGTAATAAATAACAACAACATCGCTACATAATAAATAACAGTAATATTGCCAATAAAATAAAATAAAAAGAATATTATGATAATTATAAAATAACTTACTATTATAATTATCATAAACAATGACCCCGCCAAATACGTTGTGTATATTAAAAAAAATAAATAAACTTCCGCTAGAATTAGAGTTGCACATAGAATCGTTTCTGCCTATAAGTGTTTTAGTAACGTTAAATAAAAAACATTATTTAAAATATCATAAGCATATTAAATCATGGATATCTAAAAATCAATATGATAATTATATACGAGATATGCTTAGAAGAGATAATGATTTTGTTTTTACCCTATTATTAAAAGAGAATTATAAGGTATGGCAGAAAATAAAAAATTACAACTATTCTTCTATTAAATATGGGAATTATTTTTGTTTTATAGACAAATATTGCATTGACAATGAGTCCTCAAACTGTCGCAAAATATTAAATGATTTTTTATATAAAACTGGTTTAAGTAAAAATCAGCATAAAAAGAATACTATAACAAATATAATATGGACCAATTAAATAATACAATGACAACAAATAATACAATGACCTTAAATATTAATGAAATTCTTAATAGAGAACAGGAAATAAATAAAATGAAGGATATGCTAAGAGATTTTGAACTAAATAAACATAATTGTTTGCATAAAAAAGGCATTTATGTTTATGGCGAGCCGGGAACGGGAAAAACTACATTTGTTATGAATGTGCTTAAAGAAATGAATTATGATGTTGTTGGATACGATGCAGGAGATATTCGCAATAAGTCAATAATAGATACTATAACAAAACATAACATGTCGGATAAGAACATTATGAGCATGTTTCATAAAAATATAAAAAAAATCGCGATTGTTATGGATGAAATTGATGGCATGAATAATGGAGATAAAGGTGGAATAAACACGCTTATAAAATTAATAAGACCGAAAAAGACTAAGAAACAGAAATTAGAGGAAATCACATTAAATCCTATTATTTGTATTGGTAATTACCATGTTGATAAAAAAATAAAAGAACTAATGAAGGTATGTAATACAATTGAATTGAAAAAGCCATCTATTCAACAAATAAACACAATTGTTAAAAACCTAATGCCGTCCATAGATGAGCAATTACATCAGAATATCATTAGTTTTATCCAATATGATTTAAGAAAATTAAAAACAATTGTTAATATTTACAGGAATAAAAATAGTCTCTTAAATAATGATATAATTAAGCGGATATTTCAGACAAAAACTTATAACGATGATACTAAAAAGATAACACAGAAATTAATAAATAATAATTATAGTATTAATGACCATTTGTCTATCATGAACGAAACCGATAGAACGATTGTTGGATTATTATGGCATGAAAATATTATTGACGTATTAGGAAAAATGAAACCAACCGCATCAATACCAGTATATTTAAAATTGTTAGATAATATGTGTTTTGCTGATTATATTGATAGAATTACCTTTCAAAAGCAAATTTGGCAGTTCAACGAAATGAGTTCTATCATTAAAACATTTAAAAATAATAAAATATACCACGATTCCTTTAAAAAGAAGCCAAAATATAACCCACAAGAAGTAAGATTTACAAAAGTATTAACAAAATATTCCACAGAGTATAATAATTTATTATTTATTCAGGATTTATGTCAACAACTTGGAATGGATAAAAAGGATTTGTTAGCATTCTTTCTTGATTTAAAAAACAAGCATGATGATAACGAGATTATTTCTTTATTTGAAAATTATGAAATAACTAAACTAGATATTAACCGAATCTATAGATATATTGAAAAATTTACTAAGATTGATGCAGAAGATGTTAGTGATGCTGTTTTAAGTGAAGATTCCGACATTGATAATGAGTAATAAGTAATAAGTAATAAGTAATAAGTAATAAGTAAATTGAATATTATTCTCTTATTGTAGTCGCGTTCATATTTATAGTATGGTCATATTCCAATCATCAAATAGACCTCCTGCATTAATATTATTAGAATATTTATAACTGTCGCCATGTTGTTCATATAGTTCAACTTCTAGTATTTTTTCAACAGTAGATACGTTTGGGTCCAACAATTTATTTAATAAGTTTAATTTATAATTATTTTTATTAAACATATGCATTTCCTCTGCTGTTACTAGCGTTTGCGTAATTATTGGTTGCCTAATATCTGAGTTATTATATTCCAAATATCTATGGTCATAACCATCAATATCCTTACCGTTTATTATTAGATTAATGCCGCTTTGAGTATTGAGATTATTAAATGAAATTGCACGAATGGGTAATCGTAATTTAGTTTGGAAAATAAAACTATTTACAACAAACGACGTAATCAATAATATATGCTTCATATTATTGATTATAAGAAAAAAAATTTATATTGTTTTTAAAGTAGTTTGAATAGTTTATAAAATTAATAAGGGTGTGGTGTTATTTTTACTTAATGGTAACGAGTTGTCCGCCCCTCTTGGGTGTTTCCTCTAGGGCCTGTCTTGATAGCCTCTGTCTCAAATATACCTTTTCCTTGATTGATTGGTCAAGGGCGCCGCCCAAATGCTTCTCATACTGCTCCGCGCTGTCATAGAACAACGTCGGCGTATCCTTAAACTCTCCAGTGCAAATTCTTGCCTTGAAGTACAGGTCTTCATTCTTTGACCCGACCTTATGGCCATAGTACTTTTCTCCCGTTACAGCGTTCCGGATGGTAGTGCCGATTTCTCCGCTTCCAAAGAGAAGAATCTTCTTGCTCTTCCCAGATTGGTTGCGAACTTTGCGAACATAGCAATGCTTGTCCTCTTCGTCGGCCATTGCATTGATGACCTTATTCCGGTTGTTGGAATAAATGGACTCATCATCATCCATCTCGCTGTAATTGTCGTGCTTGTAGGTATATCCGCTCATTGCTCCGATTGCTTTGTATTTGTACTCTTTATTACGGACATATCTTTAAGTCAATTTTTTTTGAAATGCGGAAAATAAGGTAAAATTTACAAACTATTTACATCATTACATATTTTTTTATTACTTATTGCTGTTTTTATTAATTCACTTATTTTCTTTTCCAAATAATCTATTTTAATCTTCAAGACGTTATTTTCTTGCATTATATTATTTATCATCTGACCTTGTTCGGCTAGTTTATTTTCATAGGCATTTGCAACTTCAATTGGATTCATATTTGCGATTTGTCTTCGCTGTTGCTCTTGTTGTTCCATTTGTTGTCTAGCCATTTCCTCGCGTTTCTTTTTCATCTCCCCCATCTGTTTTAAAACTTCTGGCTTATGCTTTGGGCTACCAGGATCATAGTCATTTAAAATATTATCTATATCCTCCATAAAAAACTTTTTAATTTCGGGGTCTTTTACAAAATCGTCCACGGTTTTTGCAGATGGTGTTACAAATGGTCCCGGATTATCTAATAATGGTTTCTTATCAAAAGAATTATGTATATGAGAGAAAACTAAGATGGTTTTCATAGAATCTAGTTGAACGAATGGTATCGTATAATCTTTTAAAAATGCCTTTTCTTCTGCTAATGCCGCATGGTCATCATATCTGGTAAGTTTTAATAATTCACGACGAAATGCAAATGTTGCTGCGGTAGAATGATTTGGTCCATAAGGGCCAAACTTATACATTTTTTGTATATGTTTAAAATATAGAAACATTTCACTAGACCCTGCACACAACGCCTTAGGATTCTTTTGAAGCATCTCAACTGCATGAGATACTCTATCTATAGGATAATAATCATCATCGTCCATATAAACAATAATATCGCCTTTTGACTTCTCGTGCATCAAGTTACGTTTTCTTCCCAAGTTCATCCGACTATCATATTTAAAGTATTTAACTTGTGGAATATGTGATACTAGGTCTTCAATTTTATCGGTTCCATCGTCAATTATAATCCATTCCATCCTATCTTTTGGGTATGTTTGATTTTCAAAGCATTTGATAATCATTGAGTAAAATGGGCGTCTATTAAATGTTGGCGTACAGATGCTTACAAACGGCAACTGTTTCTCAGCACTAGCACTAGCAGTAGCAGTAGTCTTATTACCCTTTTTATCTTTTCCCATTACTTTATAAATATAATATGCATTGTTTATTTATATTATATTTATAAAAAGTTATTTATTGTTTGTCTTGGTTCTTTATATTGTTTTACACCTTTTCTCATTTAACACGCCCATTATAAAATAATATAATTAGTTCAAATCCATATATTTATTTATTTAGCCATATAAATTTATATGGATTTGAACAAGTTTAATAACGGAAATGGTATTTTTATACAAATTGGTGCTGGTGCTGGAGATTTAGATAAGAGGGCAAATTGTAGAGATGGATTTACAGAAATTATCAAAAGTTTACCTAGACACATGATTAAAAAAATTATTTTGGTTGAGCCTAATCCATTAAATATCCCTTTATTAAAAGAATGTTGGAAAGATTATCCTGAAGCTATTATATATGAAATAGGAATTGTTCCAAAAAAATATCAAAATAATACTATGGATTTGTATTATTGTCCATTAGATGGTCCACATTATCAAGTAGCATCAATAAATAAGAACCACATACAAAAGCATTATGGCGATAACTGTGAATTAGAAAAATTTATTATTCCGGTTAAACAATTAGAAATTTTTATTAATGAAATTACTACAGAAGAAATTGAGTTATTAGCATTAGATATAGAAGGAATTGATGCTGAGGTATTATTAGATATTAATTTTAATAATTTAAAATTAAAATACGTATCGTTTGAATATATTCATTTAGGTAATTATAGTGAGGACGTATTAAATCATTTGAAAAATAATAATTATGAATTTGTAGGTTTAGGCGTTGATACAAATGGTATTGACTATTTATATATTAATGGGCGTTTTAAATGAGAAAAGGTTTAAATTATATTATTTTCGCCCGCGCTTAGAGCCGCCGAATAAATTGCCGATTCTCTGAAACATGGTTTCTTCCGGTTCTGCTATTACCGCAGCCGTACAGACTTTATCTGCTTGGGCATAAATTGAATTCCAATTTGTTGCATGGTCGCCCGATGTTGGAATATATTGATGATATACTGACGTAAAGAAATATAATAGTATACATACAACAACTGCTACAAATGCGGCATATCCACCAAAACTACTACTCGCTGATAAAATTATGTATACCGATAAAATAATCATAATAACATTTAATTTATACTTTAATATGTTCTTTATAGTATCGCCAATACCATAATCTTTGCCTGTTTCTGAATTCTTGGATTTCATAAATAGTGGAAAAATAATACAAAACATTGACACTATAAATGCAGTTAATGGGATTATTAGTCCGAGGCCAACCGTAAAGAATATTATGGATAAAATAAAAATATATAATGCCGCCCACCCAATATTAAATGGAGTGAACATAGAACCACTCTTCCATTCTGTTTTATTACCCGAAGTAATCTTCTCGCTGAATAACAGAGAGATGTTATAAAACCATAATATAATCATATAAAATGCATTTACGGTGCATGTTAACATGCTACTAAAAAATAGAACATATGGTGCTAATATTAAATACCAGGTTTCTGATAACATTGAATTCATAAAATTATTAATAGTATTATTGATTGTTAAGTTGCACGATAAAATTTGTTGTAATGTTGTAGCAATATATAATTTAATTACGCTTGAATTTGGACCACTCATCCAGGTCTTTAAAAATTCTAATGTGTTATTTATTATTTTAAAATTCGGCTCTAACGGAAACACTATTTTACTTGAATAATTGCCTTTATCTGTTTTAACTACGTTTATATCAACAATGGCTTGTTTTATTGGTGGAATTATATCAGTATATGGAGCATAAGAGAGACATGTTGGCATAATATTTGTTTGCGCCACTTTTCCTGAGTATAAACATAATGCTCCTAGTAATATAAGAAGACCAATAACAATTATTCTTATAAAAATAATTAGAAAAAAACTATAAAAATCGGTAGTTTGTCCAGTTAGGTTCTGTTTTTTCTTATCATCAATTGTAGTTGTTTTTGCCATACTATAATAAAATGATATAATAAAATGATATAATAAAATTTATTATACGGATTGCTAAAAGGCATAAAAACCTATAAATTTCAAAAAACGGTTGGGCATATATTTTGCCGGTCTAATATTTATTTTTTTAACTATATATAGTAAGTATGAATAAACAAGAATTAATATTTTGGTCCTTTGTAATATTAATATTGTTCATTAGTATTATTCAATGGGGCAAATACTTAATAAATAATAACTATATTATAGAACCTTTTTCAAATAGTCTTGATAAAGATATTGGAGACCCATCAACAAATCATAATGTTGAGGTTCCTTTAACCAGTACATTTAGTTGTAAAAATATGTGTGGGCCTAATAATAGATGTTCGTTAACTGGCGAACAATGTAGTTCCGATATTGATTGTTTTGGCTGTAATCCTGGAACAAAGCAGTTTTCAAATAGCAAGCGAGATTTAGACGATATGGAAGCAAATTATATAAATGATAGTAAAAACCCGGCAACAACACTATATGCATCTACTGGGTCATCGCTTATATCTGATATCGGAGTTAATGCCAGAATTATAAAAAATTCCGATAATAGTTCTCCTCAATATTTTAAAGGCGTAAATACTTGGAAAGAATCTTTTGATGCTGGCATGGAATTATATGATAAAAGATATACTCCTGAAACATCCGAATTTACACCAAAATATCCGACGAGAGATACTTTATCTGGAGAATTCATAACTAACGGCCCATTAGCCTCAAATGAATTCTAGACGATTATCGTAGTTATACTATCAGTCTTATTTATTGTTACCTCCTTTGCTATATTTCTTATTATTTTATTATAATTCTTCTCATCTTCTTCTTGTGTTAACCCGCCAGTTGCGTTTATTATTATATTATGATACTCCATATGTTTTTTGGATTCATAATTATCTGACTCTGGGTTCTCTTCCTTCCAATCGTTTATTTGCTTTAAATTTTTAGCAGCAATATGCTTAATAGCCGCCTTCATCTTCTTTTTATCTTCATTATCTTTCTCCCAAGAGTCTTTATCTTTAACATATAACACTTCTCTCTTTAAATCACTACAATGAATTGGACGTTTAAGAACATCCAATTCTTTGAGCCCTCTAATAAAAATCTTTGAAATGCCTTCAGTATATCCTACTCTACCAACCATATCTAGGTCGGTGAGTTTCATCTGCAATTGACTAATAAAATCCATAATATTAAGAGCATCCTTGCATTGTTCGTTTAAGAAAATCTGCATATTAAAATTATTCATTGTATTATTTGTTGTATTATTTGTTATGTTTGTAACCTGACCTTGGCTCTTCTCTGCAATCTCAATTAGTTTTTTATTTTGTTCAATTAACATCTCTTTTAATTCTTTATTTTCTTTTAATTGTTCGCGAAATAATTCTGTTATTGCATCTAACTGTTTAACATCATTATTGGTAACATCTTTGGTAAGGTCTTTTGTAACATCTTTGATAACGTCTTTATGATTCAGATTAAATGTAATAATTGGTTCTTCATTCTTAACCGGAGTATGCTCTTCAGTTAACTCAGAAGATTCACCAGAACATTTTTTACTATGGCGCCATAATCCCGAATTATCTTTATAAATTTTGTTACAGTATTTGCAGACAAATTTTTTATTTTTAATCGGTTCTAAAAATTCTGCTTTTTCGCTAAAAATCATTGATTTTTGGTGTTTTGTAGACAATAAGTGGTCGGCGTAACTACTTTTCTTGCTCGTCTTATAGTCACAACTTTCGCAGTAAAATCTTGAGCAGATTTTTGGCAGAATTTCATTGACAACCATTGCTTAAATTATCAATAGAAATTCTGCTTATATTAATTTCTTAAAATATATAAAAAATTTGTCATCACAAATTTTGCGTTATTTTTTCTGTGACTAAGACCATAATGCTCTGAAAGGCGAATTTTGAAGGTGTTTTTCCCCAAAATCTCCCCCTTTTCGATTTTTGGACATAAAAAATGTCCAATTTTGAAAATCTCGAACACTTTTGTACTTTTAAAACTTTCCCTTACTGAAAACCCAAGTTTAAATTCTAGTTGGTTCCCCTTATTGATTATCATTTAAAACTATGTCGGTATTTTTCATAACATTTTCTCAGTAACAAATGTTAAGAAATTCTCGGTTTTTAGGTTGCATACATAAGCCCACAATTGCCTCCAATAAAGGTCACAAGGTTTATTCTCTCCTCAAACAAAGTTAAATCATAATTATAGTTATAAATTCTCCAAGTTGGTTTATTGATGCCAATAATATTCTTACTTGCTGGGTCACAAATAGCCAATGATTGAGCGTATGGGTCAACGGTTGGAATAACTGTTGAGAACTCTAATTCAATCGTAGAAAATCTACTCATGTTTATAGCGCCGGCTGGCTGCGTATCAAGCGGCGAATTTGTCATTCCAAAACTATAAAACAATACGCCCTCAGGTAAGTTACTTCCAGTACGAATCCACTTTTCAATAAAATTATATACACCATATGGTTGAGGGTTCTCTCTATATGAACCATCTAATAATAAAGCCATTGAAGTCAAAATAGAGTTCTGATTCTCCAGATTATAGTTTCCAGTAACATACCAGCCAGTCAAAGAACCATTCGAATTTACGCCAGGCCCAATAAACGCCGCACTAGTCGAACCATCTGCATTATATCTAACTATTTCCAAATAACCATCAGTTGGCGCCGGAGTAATATCGTATGGTAAATAGTTATATGGCCAATTAGTATAGTTTGACCACTCGTTTCTTAAATTAACATCGCTTCTCTGAAAGTAAAACATATAATTTGCTACCATTCCAACTGAATCCAATTGTACTTTGTTTGTTCCCGTTACATTATAAAATTTTTGTGTTCTAACTTGTTTAAATAAATACTTTTGTTCTTGAATCGCAAACAACCGCGACTCCGCATTAGAAAGAAAACAATAAGTGCAATTTAAATGTATATCAGCATTCCATAAAGTTCTAGTATCATCATAATCTTCTAATGCTAAAGCAACTGATGGCGGTGTTTGTAAAAATCTATAAAATTGCATATACCATAAATTAAAATTCGGTGCGACATATGGATAATTGTTTTCGCTATCAAACACATCACGAATTCTGAATAATTCTTGTATTGGACGCATAGTAACATTTATGTGTAATTCATTATATTGAAGTGCTACTAAAGGGAATGCCATTTGAGTTTTATAATTAAACCAACTACCGATAGGTATATATAAAATTCTACCACGAATAGATGGTTCTGCTGCTGCTGAGGCTCCCGCATAATAAGCATTTGGATATGAGTTAACGCGCGCTCCAGAGTTGGCAGGGTCATTTATGGACGCAACATTTCCGGTCATATTATCAAACAATGTCTTTTTTGTTCCACCCAATTCACGCTCTACGATTAATTTTATATATTCTCCTGGATACTCTTGTAATGTTTGATTTCCACAAGTAATAGTAATGCGAGATATCATTAATGCACCGAGATTTTCAATCCATTTAAACCCATAAGGCACCCATTCACCGCTATTATTTTCCAAAGTTTCCTGGTCAGTATTTGGTGGCATAATAGGACTCCAAATATTAGGTAACTCAACACTTAAATAGCAATCCATAAGTAAGTCGGCATAACGTGGTATTTTAAACGTAAAATTGGATTCTTCGGCTAGGCGCAAAGTTCTAGAGCCATCAAAATCTACTCTGAATTTTTGCATGCCAAAATTAGTATACCTTGCATAAGTGGCTTTAAAGAATGTTTTTGATGGGTTTCCATTTAATATTATATTTTGTTGACCTTCGCTAACTAATTGCATTAATCCTCCAGCCATATTTAAGATATATTATACATATAAATTATATTTTTAACTATTTTGGTTTTTAATTATATTATAAAAATAGTATAATATAATAGATAGTCATGGACAAAGAAAAAGGTGTAAATATAATGAGTTTGGTTAAAAATTTTAAAGATTACTTTGCCGCAAATATTATATTTAGCATGATAATCATGCTTATTATAGTAATGTTATGGTATTATTTTTATATGCGAAATCTACTATATAAAGAATGCTCTATAATGGATTCTACCTTTTCTACAATGAATGGAGCCATAAAGTCGTTAAACGCTACTGATAAAAACTGCAAATATACGTTTAAGGATTACTATATAAAGTCGGCTTATAATTGTTGTAGTCCAGGAACATATAAGAACGATTATGTATCAACCTGTTCCCTAAAAGATATATTAAAACAAGGGGTGCGTGGGTTAGATTTTGAAATATTCTCTCTTGACGATATACCTGTTGTTGCTACTTCTACGGTTGATAGTAATTATATTAAGGAAACATATAACCATGTTCCTTTTGCGGATGCTATGAATATTATTATTAATTATGCATTTGCAAATTCAACTGCGCCTAATCCAAATGACCCTATAATATTACACTTACGGTTTAAGAGCACAAATCAAAAAATGTTTCAGAATTTAGCAAATATAATAAACGCCAATAAACAATACTTTTTAGGGCCTGCTTATAGTTTTGAGCAGAATGGTAATAATTTTGGAAATGTTCCATTGTTAGATTTAATTAAAAAGAAAACAATTGTGTTAATTGTTGATAAATCAAATAATGCCTTCATGGATTGTAAAGATTTATATGAGTATGTTAATCTAACTAGTAATTCTATTTTTATGCGCGCATTACATTATTATGATGTTAAAAACACGCCTGATTTATCAGAACTTCAAGAATACAATAAACAAAACATGAGTATTTCTATGCCCGATATTGGCGCCGACCCACAAAACCCGAGTTCTTATGTTTGTCGGCAAACTGGATGCCAAATGATTTCTATGATGTATCAAAAGAACGACACGAATTTACAAGAAAATATTGCATTTTTTAATAAATGTGGTTATGCGTTCTGTTTAAAACCCGCGGAATTAAGATATATCCCGGTAGTTGTGCAGGCGCCCGCGCCACAAAACCCAGCATTATCTTTTGAAACTCGTAGTGTTAAGAAAGATTATTATGCATTTAATATTTAATACCAATCTTTCAAAAAGGTTGAGCCAAACAAATATCAACCTTTCAAAAACAAAAACAAAAACAATAATTATTGTATTATGGAAAATAAAATAATACAATAATATAACAAGTATATGTCAAAAACAAGAAAGAATATAAAAAAATTAAGAATGTGTAAAAGTAGATATGCATTATGTACTTCTGCTCCTTGCATGCCTATAAAGAATAAACCAGGAAAAACTAGTTGTAAATGCACAGTTGAAACTGGATATAATTTTGCTACAAAACCTTGCAATACATTAAAAGCGCATAAAACTGCATCTGGATCACGCCGTATTTATTCCACATTTTCTATAAATGAATTAAATGATGGAAAGAGAATAACGGAGTGCCCGAAAAAATATGATTGGTCTGATTGTTTAAATCATAAATGTATAGTTGACCCAAAGAATTCTAAAAAGGCTATCTGTGAATGCGCGTTAAAAAAATCAAATAAATCTTGGTTTACGATGGGAGCAAATAATCAGCATAAATTTTGTGGTAAAAGTAAATGGTCTGGTGCGCATAAAATTGATTTTTTAAAAACAAGAAAGTTTTGGAATAATTATTTTAAAACTAAAAACAATCGTAATAAAAGTATAAAAAATAATAAAATAATTGGCAGTCCTAATAAAATTATAAATAAAACAAAATAAAACAAAATAAAATAAACCAAAAATTATACTCTAAATCGGTGCAAAAAAATTGAAACCTTTTTAATAAAATGTCTGGATTTAAAAAACGACACACAATGGCCGCTCAAGTGCTTATTGCGGAGAATTCATATGTTGAGATGGCATTTGAACAAAATTCACAGAAGGGACAGGACCGCCCTTTTGAAGGAACAACTCCTTGTGGAAAAAGGTATTTTGGGGTATTTGATGGTCATGGCTCCAATAGTGTTATTTCCGAACTTACAAAGTATATTATAAATGGAGAACTCGCAGAATGTATGGATGAATCTTCACCTATACATGCTGTTCAAAACAAACTAAACAATAGAAAAGTATGTGGCAAATTTGAGTGTTCTGGCGCTACAATGAACTTTGGCATTCTACATGGAAATGTGCTTACAGTAATGAACTGTGGCGATTCTAGGATGATTGTCTTCAAGAATGGCGAACTCATCTATATAAGCGATGAACATGGATGCGATAATCTGAAGGAGAAAGAACGATTGGCACCGTATGCGAAGTTTACTAAATCAAGTGGAATAAAGGCAATCTCTGAAACCGAAATCATTGGAATTCATGGCGAATATATTCAAACGCCAAATGGGTTAATGGCTGTCACTCAGGCGCTTGGACATGACAATAATCTGGCTCCCGCACCCGATATTCATGTGATTCATTTTGATTCGTCCGATGAGATTGTTGCTGTCTCGTTTACGGATGGCGTTTCAGATATGCTTATATATGAGATGGAAAACATGGATGAGATTCGTCCGGAGGATATTCGTATGATTTACGAATTGTCCGCGGAAGAATTGAAGACTAGGATTCTAGAGAGATGGCTACAACCATGGGATATGACGCCATTGAATACACCGACTATGAATGGTGTAAGATTTAATAAGAACGATTGCGACGACATTGGTATTGCCCGAATGGTAATTCGTCCAAAGGCATAAATTAGAACAACTTTAAAAAAATATAACAAAATAAAAAATATATTTTTTTATAGTTTATTAAATTATTTTTTTATATTTTGTAATTTATAAATCCGGAAGATAAATATAATTTGGCGAATCCGCTATACGCTCCTTCTGCCAGTCGTTCAATTGCTTGAATAAACTATTTCCTTCTGCGGGAGTTAGCGCAAAATGACATATCCATGTGCTTGCTATATCAACGCTACCCAAATGGTAATCGCACCTAACGATTGCCCAATAGTATCCCTCGTCGTCGGAATCTTGGGCTTCATCAAACCGCTCTTTTGACCGAGTTAACGCCCAATCCTGTTTATCCTTGTTTTCATGTAAGTCGTAAGTTTTTACTATGGTCTTACCCTGGCGATTTAAAGCAATGTGTGCTTCTTCATAGAAAGGTGTTTCAAATAGGATGTGATGAGTTTTTACAAGGTCATCTATGTGACGTTGTATTTCCTCTACTTTTTTGTTCAACTTGGTTAGAAGGAAACGCCTGCAATTTGAGGCAAGCTCGGGCGTGCTTGGTTCAGCCATTTCAATAGAGTGTTCAAATGACGCCACCTCTTTCTTTGCTTTCATTAATTCAGCAATCATTCTTGATATTGAGTGTTGTTTTATGTCATTTAAAAATGGATGAAAAAAGTTTTCAATTTTTTTTGGACGATTATTACACCTTTTCTCATTTTACAAGGAACGTTCGCAAATTTTTCATGTTCCTCTTCATACTAGAATTAAATTTAATTTATATCTGAATTATATATAATGTCTGAAAATATATCCGATTTATGTTATAAATTTATAGACGCTAACCCAAATTATTTTAATCTTACAAACGGCGCATTTAGCAAAAATCATGAAATAGCTATAGAAGAATTAGAAAAATATGCGAATCAACAAACTTGTTCAAAACCATATTTCCAATTAATGACAGATATATATAAAAAATCACATTATATTGGTCCTGAAGAATTTATTCAATACTATACGAGCAGTGTAAACAAACTGCATAGTATTGGTGATGAAAAAAATATAATTTTATTACTGCCGGGTTATAAGTTTAACCCAGGCGAACCAGTAGATTTTACAAAAAGCAATTACTACTTTACACTTTATTTTATGAAATTATATAGAGATGTAACAGGCGAAAATATAAAAAATGTTTATCCAATGATTATTAAAGGCGGTAAACATGTATATATAAATGAATTAGATATTGATGTCATTATTAATGAATTAAGGGAAACAACAAAAAAAGAGAGCACATTAGTTATTTGTGATGATTTTTCATATTCCGGAGAACAATTAAGTTATATTATAGGAAACGTAATTCCTGTTCGGCAAGAGGTTGATTTGTATTTAGTTATTTGTGGAATGACAAATACCGCAAAAAGAAAATTAGGAAACATAAAATCAAAATACGAATACGATAACCCAAAACTAAATATAAATATTATTTTTCCAGACGAAGGTGGATATTTTCTTGATGAAAATGATTTTTCATCAGTTTTGAAAAACATAATGATTGAAAACAATGTGTTAATGATGTCTCAAGATGAATACATTAAACAACACGACATGTTTCTTATTAGTAAACACGGTGATGCTTTATATGTTTACAGACAATTTAACAATTTATATGGTAGGATTACTAATTCACTGACCTATCCATTTTTTAAATATCCTGACCATGTTTCAACACTTACAAAAATGTGTGTTGTCATTAATTATTCAAAGGATTATGTATTTTTATATAAAAATTTAGACCCAGAAATGAAAAGAAAAATAGATTCGCAGGGTAATAGTAATTTTACTATTAATGGTTATTTAGATATTGAAACGCAGAGATTAAAAGATTCGTTTGGTAATGGGAAATTTACTATTGATGATTTAAACACCAACCCTCGTTTAAATTTTTTAAAAGCCAATTTTGATTTTTTAAAAGCCAATTTTGATAATAAAGAAGAAATGGCAAAATATCTAACAGAACATCCAGATTTCAATTTAATAGAAATTTGTGATGCGAATTTAAAACTAATTAATTTGGCTAATTGCGACGAACCTAAACCAGACGCTATAAGTATAAATTGCAACACAAATTGTTGGAAACCGTTCTATAAAATTATCATTGAAGAAGGCCCATTCATAGAATTTAATTCAATAATTGATTCGTTGGTTAGTAAACCTACTAGACTTGGCGGCAAAAAAAGTAAAAAAAGTAAATCTAAAAAATCTAAAAAATCTAAAAAAATTAAAAAAAGCAAAAAAAGTAAAAAAAGAAAATCTAAAAAATGTAATAAATATTTATTGTAAACCAATGTCTATCAAATTTTACCAAGAGCGCATTAATTGACAAAATATTTATTTTGATTTTTTATATAGACACTTTCGGCAACAATTCAAGATACTCGCGGTCTTCTGCTACAAGTTTTAGGTAGTCACAATGCGAAACAACAAGGTGCATTTTTTTGCCCTGTATCGTCAACTCATACTTATAATAATTGCCCAACTCACGCTTCACAAAATAAAAGTCGTCGCGGCTCAGATTGCCGAACCTTACAATCACGCGTCCTCCCTCAATGTATTTACTACTATTATTATAAGACTCGCAGTCATAGAAGTCATAGTAGTCCCACTTGGTGCCGTCTTTTTCCCCAAGGCATAGAGCGCTATGTAATTCTGGACCTTTTCCAGTAAACATGGTCCGTGTAAAACCTGCCTTCTTATATAGTTCCTCAATTGTGATACGGTCTGGAACTGGAACCCATGCAGTAGTTTTAATTGGTTGTTGAACTTTTAAAGGCGCACTATCTTCCGATTCACAACCAAACTCAATCCGAACTGATTTTGCTATTGCGTCAACCTTGGCATCACCAAGTCTCATTCTATATTCTTTGACCGATGGCATTCTGATTTCTAATCGTTTTGGTGTGTTTTTACGATTAGATTGTTTACCAAAAAAGTTTTCAATTTTTTCATAAGTTATGAAATGAAAAAATATGTAAAGTTTTATAAAATACTTTATTTTACATGTTTTTTAATCGGTAAACCCCAACTTCCTCTTTTCGTTTGTAAGAAGTCCATCAACAAATTGTTGTGATAGGTACAACCATGTTCCATCACTTCTAAGCCATTCGTAGAATATTTTTGATTCTACCTCAATAAACGTTATTTTCTTACATTTTCTTTGTCCATTTATGGTTAACCAAACCATTAACTCGGTGCCGCTAGGAACGTCAGTTTGCGTAAGTTCAATCTCTGGGCTCTCTAAAACCGTGCAAAGCGATGCATTCCAACTTTCACATTCTTTGGTAACAACTGACTTGCAGTTTAAAAGTTTTTCAATTCGTCCCTTGAAAGCCACAATAGGATTTTGTTTAATTTTTTGATAAATAGAAGCATAATTTGTCGACATTTTGGTTTCTGTAGCCAAAATTGTGCCTTCCGCCGCCCCAAAAGAGTCGTACTCTTCTTTAGCAGAATAAAAGTTCATTTAGGTTGAGTCGATAAGTATTGATGTGTTTTTACGATTAGATGGTTTACCAAAAAAGTTTTCAATTTTTTGTCCGCAAAGAAAAAATGTATTTATTGTAACTCAATTAGCGCGCCAATTCATGAAATATTTATTTTTATTTTTATATAGACACCTTCGGCAAAGTTTCAATATAATCACGGTCGTCGGGGAAAAGGCGTAGGTAGTCATAAAGCGAAAGAATAAAGGGCCGTTTGATACCCCGAATCGTAATCTCGTATTTAAAATAATGGTCCGACTCATGTTTGACAAAACATAAATCGTCCCGTGTGATGCTGCCGAATTTTACAATAACGCGTTCGCCCTTAGTATATATAGCACTCTTATCATATGGCTCGCAGTCCGCGCAGTCATAGTACTGGTACTCGTCTTTGTCTTTTTCTCCAAGGCATAAAACATTACTCAATCCTGAATATTTCCCGGTAAACATGGTCCGAGTAAAACCTTCCTTCTTATATAGTTCCTCAATCGTGACCCAGTCAGGACGAGGAAACCATTTATTTGTGTATGCCATTTTGATTGGTTGTTGATGTGTTTTTGCGATTAGATTGTTTATGATAAAAAGATTCAATTTTTTGCCTGATTTATTACATCTTTGTAAAAATACGTTTTGTTTTTCTATTTATATTTTTTAATGTATATTTATCTTTATTTTGTTGCATTGTTTTATGTTTAAATCTATCGTATTTAACTCGTGTTTTTTTAGTACACTTTAATTCATCGTCGTCATTAAGTATTTTATCAAATACTTTTTTCGCGTTTTCTATATTGACGTCATTTAAAGTAACGGTTACCATAAGATTTCCGTGTTTTTCTGCATATTTTCTAAATTCCTCATATGTAGAAAATTCCACCTTACCGCCCGGGTCTTCCGCATTAAAATATTTTACCATTAGATACGCAGAAATTGGGTTAGCGGCTTCTGACCTTATATACGCGGCGTCTGTGTGTATATTTTTACCTATAATAATAATTACGGCTCTTAATAGTTTATTTAATTTATTACCATCATGTCCTCGTTTTGTACGAGAAAAAATCTCAATCGCTCCATTGTAATAGTCTATAATCATCGAAGAAACACATATATTATTTCTAAATATACACATAACCAGGGTTTTGGGATACACTCTATGATGTGCACTTACCTTTGCCGTTTTATCCATTTTATAAAAATAGTTTATGTCAATTTTATAGTCGCACCCTTTTTTTTTATTAAATTCAGCAAGTTGTTTATTTATTTTATTAACTGCATTTTTAGCATCGGCTAGGTCAATTTCTTCTTCTTCTGGGATATTCATATTGTTTTTATACTATAAAGAGTTATAAAAATAAAAATTTGTATAAAGGTGTAAATATTCAAGGAGTAAAAGATATTTATATTATTTTTATTCTGTATATAACATATTTGCACTAGTTATTTCTATATATTTGGACGGGTTCTGGCAATCTATCTCACATAAATACATTTTTTCTGCACTTGACTTGTATAAAGAATAACTACTATATCCATCTGATCCAAAGATATTGTAACTAGGCCCGCTTTTAGCCCGCATTTTGTTATATACCTCTTTTCCATCTATCAAATCGGCAATAGATATATAAAATTCCCCAATTGTTTCCACAGGTTTTGTTTTACTAATAAAATCGTCCAATTTCGCACTAATATCCGACATTTTGCTCAAGTTATTTACAGTTATTACATATAATGGCAATCAATTTTTTATTAATATCTAAAATCCAACGCCTCTCTTTCGTGTTCAAAAAGCCTATCCATAAACAATTTGTTCAAATACAGAGGATTTCCATCCTTTCTGGTCCATTCATACCATGGTTCTGTAGACACACTAAGAAACTTTGCCTTCTTTTCATAATTTACACCATTTACATTTATAACAACTAACAAAATAGTGCCACTGGGAATGTTTGTTTGCGTAAGGTCAGTCTCCGGATTATAAAGAACCTCGCAACATGACGCGCTAAAACCTTCCTTTTTTCCATTGCAATAAGACTCACAATTTAAGTATTTTGCAACTGGTCCTATATACTCAACCAAAGGATTTGGGCTTTTGATGATGTGATATATTCTTGCGTAATTAGCTGACATTGGTTTGTCCATCAAGACTACCGTATGTTCGGTACCAACATTGAACCTTTTTTCTTTTGGTGGTTCCTTGATCTTGCCCATTACTTTCCACAGTCTTTCCATCATCTTGATATGTTTTGTTGGATGTTTATACTTATTAAACGTTATTGAAAAAAACTTTCAATTTTTTCGTAAAAATTGAAACTATTCTCAATGAATTACCCTTAGAATAAAAGACGTCGCATTAAAAGTAAAAATGTACGAAACAAATAATGATAAAAAAATAGGCAAATATGGAGCACATTGTAAATAATAATTACTGGGGGGAGTTTAGTTATAACTTTGAGAATTATAATTTTTTGTTATTATTAATTTGTAAATGCTGGCCAATCCGCTATCAAAGTTATTATATTGAATTAATTTGAAATCAAAATGATATTCGGGATATTTTAAAGATAGACCAGTATTACCATTAATATAAGCGTTGCCAAAACTGGACATGCGTGGATACTCCGTAGGATTCTTACCAATATCCCCGGCTACGTAATATACCTGATTTGTTGCGTACTCGTGTGCACCAATTTTCATCCCTTTAATATAATTGTATTAGCAGTTTTAAATCATTTAATATGTAAAATAGACCGCCTTTCAAAAAATATAAAAAAATTAATAATAATTTTACCATTTTAGACATTGAAATTACTAAAAAATTGATTCATTTTTCAAGGGATTAAGTAAAGTAATTAGATTAAAATGACTACGGAACAACGTATATTTAAGTATGCCAGAGACGGTGGAGCATTGTCTTATACTGGTAAGTTTGAAATAACTCTAGAAGAAATAGAAAAAGGATATCTTTGCGGAAAAATTTGTCATGAAGATGGTTCAATTTTCATAGGGAAATATTATCAAGATGAATCTGGCAAAACCAAGATGGTAGAAGGGAGATATACTTACAAATGCGGAAAAATAACGCATTTGGGTAAGTTCTGGAATAACCAACTGGATGATGGATTAGTAATAGAGGACGGAAAGAGGGCTGGTCGCGTTTTACCATTTGGTTGATATTTTACAACTTTGTAACCGATAAAATGTTCAATGTACAATGTTGCAAATTTATATCTGTTGCAAATTTATATCGTTTTTATAATTAGTTTTTTTTACGGAATGACCGAATAAAATCGGTAGTGTCTTCTCCTTTACAACGTTCGCTGCAATAATACTGCAAATTAAGACCAAGGTATTGCTGACAACAACCATGGTATTCCTTAGCGCAATCTTTTTTTGATACTTCTGCTCCATCCGCACAGGCTGAGCAAATAGTATAATCCTCTTCTGCGCAAGCACGGCTACAATATTGATATATGTCGCCACCAATGCTTTTTTCATAGACTTGCATTATGGGGACTGAGCAGGAATGACACGAAATTTTGGCGTCTTCAACTACAGTTTTAGTAAAATTATTGCAAGTACATGGCTCTCTGCTCCAAAACTCACAAATGCAACGCGCGCTAGCAGGGACTTTTTCTTCTGCTACTTGAAATGAACGGTCAATGACTCCGAGACAATCATATAGTTGACCCCTTAATCGGAGTAAGCGTTGACCATCGCTCTCATTATCAACGTCATAACTAGATGATACTTCTAAATTACTGGTATTTGACATGAATCTGTCTGGTGCCTTCTTTGTAATATAAAATAAACGGGCAAAAAGGAATCAATTTTTTAGGAAACGTCAAACTATAGTTTTATAGTTTTATTTTTTCTATTTTTATAGTTTTATTTTTTTATTTTTCTATTTTTTTATTTTTCTATTTTTTTATTTTTCTTTTAATATTTTATTATTATAAGAAAAGTAAATGAAAAATGTATGCGATAAAACAATGAATTTTGAAGAATGTGAATTAGCAATATTAAGAGCCTCCGTAGATAAAGCCGAAGAGCGCTCTGGAAGGGCAGTTGCAAATTCATCCGAAGTTAAAAGAATAATTGAGATTGTAGAGAGATTTATTAGGCGTAAAAAGTTGATTTGCTATGGAGGAACCGCAATTAACAATATTTTACCAAAGGCAGACCAATTTTATAACACCGAAATAGAGATACCAGATTATGACTTCTTTTCACCAAATGCGTTAAAAGATAGTAAGGAGCTTACGGATGATTATGTAAACGAAGGTTTTTTAGAAGTAGAGGCAAAGTCGGGGCAACACAAAGGGACATATAAAGTATTTGTAAATTTTATTCCTGTGGCAGATATAACGTTTTTACATAATGAAATATATAAATCAATTAAAAAAGAAGCAATAAAAGTAGATGGGATATTATATGCGCCGGCAAATTATTTAAGAATGTCAATGTATTTAGAACTATCTAGACCAGCGGGGGATGTATCAAGATGGGAGAAGGTTTTAAAACGGTTAACTCTTCTTAATAATAATTATCCATTAAGGTCAGAGCATTGCGATAAACTAGAGCCATTTCAGAGAGAAATGTCGCATAAAGAAGATGAGGAAAAGATTTTTGAGGCAGTGCGAAATTCATTTATGAATCAAGGAGTAGTATTTTTTGGTGGTTATGCAATAAGTCTTTATTCGCATTATATGCCAAAAAAATTACAAAAAAAATTAGAACGAATACCCGATTTTGATGTGTTATCAGAAGACCCCAAAAAAACAGCAGGAATTTTAAAAGAGCGTTTAAATGATATTGGTTATAAAAATGTAAAAATAGTAAAACGCAAAGAAATTGGTGAAATAGTCGCACCACACTATCAGATTTTAATAGGAAATGACACAATAGCGTTTATTTATAAACCTATCGCATGTCATAGTTATAACATAGTAACAGTTGATAAACAGCCTATAAAAATAGCCACAATTGATACTATGTTGAGTTTTTACCTTGCGTTTTTATATTCAGACCGTTCGTATTATGATACAGAGAGAATAGTATGCATGGCACAGTTTCTATTTGATGTTCAACAGAAAAATCGTTTACAGCAAAAAGGGTTATTGCGTAGATTTAGTATAAGTTGTTATGGTCATCAAGAGACGGTAGAAGAGATGCGAGCAGAAAAGGCAGATAAATTTAAAGAATTAAAAGGGTCAAAAAAAATTCAAGAGAACGAATACGATGAATGGTTTCTTCGTTATAGACCAGCGGATACATTAGAAAATAAAGAAGAAAATCGTAATGCAAAGAGGGAAACTAAGCCTAACAAAAGCAACAGTAACAAAAACAACACTAACAAAAGAAATAAAAACAATAAAAACAACAGTAACAAAAGCAATAAAAACAACAGCAATAAAAACAACAATAATAAAACTAAAAAAAGAGGTCGCGGAGGGTTGTTCCTTTAAACCCTTGAAGATTAATAATTAAAAACAATAGTAATCAATAATAGTAAAATATAATTCTTTTATTATTTTTGCCAACATTTTAATAATAATACTTTCATATAACTCATCTGGAATAAACCGCTTTAGATGATATAATAAGTAAACCGCATAAAAAACAATCTTTTCAACAATTAATTTTAATATGCGATTATAAAACGTTTTATATAATGACCAATTATTAACATAACTACACATTTGGGTTTGATTCTGTTTTATATAGAATAGATGTATGTCTAATAGACCAGATAATATTCTATGAAAATTGTTCTTCTCATTTTTAACCGATAATAAATAATTAATTTTATCAGAGCCAAATAAGTCTAAATATAAAGTTTTCCTATTATTTTCGTTAGGTAAAATATAAGGATTTACCCCATCGCAATACCGATTTTTATATACGATATTACCATCGGCAATAAAGGGAACAAAGCAAGACTTATATATTGCAGAAAATATGCAATCAAGCGTTTTAAATTTAGACTTAATAATTTTTTTCCCTTTTATTATGTCGTGATAAGAAATATAAACCGAATTATTAAACCGTTTACATATATATGCCTCGTTCATCGGTTTAATGCGCAACCGGATTTTATCAAAACATAATTTAAAGACATTGAGGTTGTGTTTTTCTTTAAATTGTTTTAGAATTATATTATATAACTCGGGCATTAAATCAAGCGCATCTGCAAAATATAGAAGGATGCAAACAGAACTAATACTACAGCACGATACCTTATGGATTTTTATATAGTGTTTTTTTTCAAGTTCCTTAAGAAAATAAAGGGCTCCTATTAAATAACTTCCATTAAATATCCCACCATCTAATACTATGTTAATATCCTCAGTTTTTTCACCTTTTGGCAAATTTATTATTAGTTTTTGAATATAGTCTTCAATGATATGCATTTAATTATGAAACTGTTCTTATACAAATTTAAACATTTAAATATGTATAAAAATACGAAGAACAAACAAATAAACAAATAAACAAACAAACAAATAAACAAACAAACAAACAAACAAATAAACAAATAAACAAGAACAGCCAGAAAAAATAAAAATAAAAATATAATTACTTAAAATAATTAGATATATTATATTATATTATATCAAAATGACGGAATTAGCAAACGATTTATGTGCATTTTATTGTTTATCTTATAAGAACGAAGAGAGAAAAACTGCATTAACCGAACGATTTAACCAGTTAAATATAAATGTAACCTTTTATGATGGCGTTGAATTTGACGACCCGAGAATAAGCATCCCTTCAGAGTCCCATTCTATTGATAAAAAGTCTTGGTCATATACATATGGACACTTTGATATTATTAATAAATTTGTAAATGAAACTGATAAAGAATATGGCATCTTCTGCGAAGATGATATTTATCTTCATAAAAATTTAGCAAACGATATTCCTATGCTAATAGAGGACTTTAAGGAAATGGATTTAGATATATTATTGATGGGGTTTCTTACTCTATATAAAATAGAAGATTATTTTGGCGGGTTTCACATAAAACATCCGTTTACTGAAAAGCAACGTCCGCATAAATATCATAATTACCCAGATGATTTATGGGGAGCCCAGATGTATATGTTATCACGAAAACATGCAAAAATATTATTAGAAAAATATTATAATGGTTATGCGGTACAATCATTAAGGTCTGACCTTCAACTTACACCGTTTTGCTCTGATTGGACAATAACAAAGGAAGGCAATAGAGCGCTTGTTTACCCAATGTATGCGGTAGAGGATGGTAAAACTCACTATGAACATGGTGGGCAAAATAATTTTCATAAGGATTGCTCAAGAGTAAATTATGACCCCGAACAATTTATTTAACGCCTTCGCGGCTAGTCGGGTTTTCATATTTTTTTATTTCTCATTAACGTTTTCATAAACTCAGTTGGATTATCCTTATTCATTATATAGCAATTAATTATTTCAGCGGGGGAATAAAATTTTTCTGCGACCTTCTTTAACTTTCTCTCATCAATAGCAGAATTATAATATCTTTTATACATTTCACGAATGATATTATGAGTTGCGTTATCTAATTTTAGAGTGATGTCTATTCTACCGGGTCTAATCAATGCTGGGTCTAACATATCATAGTGATTACTACTAATACCTAGTATTCTACCAGGCGTTTCCTTTAGACCATCCCATAAGTTTAATATATCGTCTAACGTAATAGGGTCATCTTCGGTTGACTTTGTTGCTGCAGTTAATAGTTTATTTTGCTCTTCACTTGCCTCAACAAATGTTTGAATCACATCTGCTACATTAACTGATGCGGTAGGCGATAATGAATTTAAATTTAATTTTTTCCCTATGTTAGTTCCGCGTTTATCAGTTTTATTTTCTCTCTTCCATACGATTTCTCCTAAGCAGTCAATATCCTCAATTATAATAATCTTCTTATCAAAACCAATACTCTGTGTTTTATTATTAGAGTTATATCTATCCTCAAAAAAGAAATCATCTAACTGGCGCTTAGTTTTGATAAGTTTCAAAGAGAGAACTATTAAATGTCGGTCGGTCATATTTGCCAAACATTTGAAAAACGATGTTTTGCCAGTTCCCGGAGGACCATGTAATCCGATTCCAAGCGAATATGGTATACCCATTTCATAATACCAATCTCTGTTATCCATGAAAAACCGAATTTTATCTAGTATTTGTGTCTGATTTTCAAAAAACATATTTGAAAATGTACGGGTGCTATCAAATGGATATTCACTCCAACATTCATACTTATAATCCTCATATTTTGTCTTTATTAATGTATAAATAAATTTCTTACTATTACGACTTAGTTCAACTTTTTTTATATAATCATCTCGTAATTTATTTACGTATTGTTTAATTAAACACGTATTTGTTTGATAAGAATATAAGGTTAGAGTAATCTTATCAGTTTTTGTAGTTTGTTTATCTTTTTCACTTCCACCCGAATCTTCAGTTGAAAAGTCGGCAATCGCATATATTTGAAGGTCGGTGTTATATAAAAATGGAGTTTGTTGGGAAACAATATACATATCGCTATCCTTATCATCTTTGGTTTCATCTTTATCACGGTATCTATCAATTGCTATATATAATTCTTTTAATTCGCGAATAGAATCATTTTTATCCATTTTGTTTATAATGTCTGTCCATAGCGCTTTAAAGGAGTCGGTAAAACAAGATGATACGACAGGGTAAAGATTATATGCTCCAATACTAGAGCAGCGCTTACCTTCATATGTTATTGAATACTTTTTATAGAATGCAGATTTTATGAGGTCATAAATATTTATATTCCAAGGTTTATTAAAAGTATTAGTTTCATATAAGACCTTTACAAAATAACTAATAAAAACAAATCCAACGGTTGAGCCAATCGCATCAATAATTTGATTGCCTGTTTTCATTCGCTGAAAGAGAGAAATCTTAATAGTATCATTAAATGTATTATGTAATATGTCGGTTAAATCAAACCCAATCATTTTTTGAGATTATATTAAATATAAAAATGTATTTAATATAGTTTTTTCTACGATGTATAAAACACTCTTTTCAGTTTATATTCTCTGATGCACTTATTTAAAAAGCATTGACATTTTGCACATGGCTTTGAATTTACATATTCACCATCATTTTGACCTCGTCCAAATTTCATTATATACATGTCAGCATTTCGCATTTTATTATAATTACCAAGTGCTCTAACAACGTTTTCTTCGGCATGCAAATTTCTATCTGTATGTAAAAAAGTGTTATAATAACTTCTGGTGGTTTCTTGCCTATAACCAATGCGGTTTACTGCGCTTGCTATAATTTTTCCTCTATAAACAATAACTGCAACATGCGCAATAACATTAGTTAATCTGAATCGCTCAAAACGTTTATCATATCTAATCTCATTTAGGACTTTATAAATATCTGAATTTGGCATGTTATTAAATAAACGAGCAGTTATTATTATTTATTGTGCTATTTTTATATATGTTTTATACTTGTTTTAGTTTACTTTTTAAGACATTTTTGTTTTAAGACATTTATTAAACCCATGGGAATTTCAACCCGGCAGTAAAATTACGGAATATTATCTCTATTTTAAATATAGAATGATTTATGCGAGCGGCATAGTATCTTTAATTGTACAATTTGTAATTGGATTCATTGACTATCTGGCAATAAATATAGAAGTGAATTCAACAGATGAACTCCTAAAGGATTTATTAAAAGTTGAACTTGTTGTTCAGGTTATTGAATTTACGTTTTATATTTGGTTATTTTACTACTTCCACAAAGTATCCCAAAATATAACTCCATTTCGTTATTTAGACTGGGCAATCACTACGCCATTAATGTTGATTACGTTGTCTGCCTTTTTAAATCATGATGGACGTACATCAAATAGATTAAGCGACTTTTTATCTAACCATAGAGATTCCGTAATTAAAATAGTTCTCTTAAATGCGGCAATGTTACTGTTTGGTTTCATTGGCGAAATTGGTTACTTGAACCACTATATATCTACTGTATTAGGTTTTATCCCATTCGTATTAAATTTCATGTTTATTAAAAATACATTCTTACCATCGTCTGAAGATAAATTTAAGAATGGTCTATTTTATTGGTTTGTATTTTTCTGGGCCTTATACGGCGTGTTTGCTGTAACGAGTTATACAATAAAAAATACTGGATACAACATATTGGATATATTTGCTAAAAATTTCTTTGGACTCTTTTTAGCATACGTTGTTTGGACAAAATCAAAAAAACAGGAAACGCTAAATGACCAAAATGACGAAAATGACCAAAATGAAATTGACAATTTACTGGTTTAATAGGTTTAAACGCAAGTCGGCCTAATAAGTTATATCTTGATAATTAATTGAGTTTCCTCCTGTGATATGATTTGGAATATAATTGGTTACGTTATCTTTCATTAATTTATTAATGTGTTCCATGTCTACTAAACTCGGATGAACATACCAATCTTCAAATACATATGATGGATTATCATGACAAATATCTGGAAAAACACACAAATACCCTCTTTTATTAAAAATTTCTCTTGATTTCTCTCTTGTGTTAAAGTAATTTCCGGTGTATATGTCATGTTCAAATGTTATAGTAGCAAATTTATACTTGTCAAAAATATCATAATCTAGTATTTGTAACGTAGTTAATGTAGACCTATTATTAACATCTAAATCTATTTGTAAATAATCCATTTCAAGGGGCATATTATTACTCTCCAAAATTTTATTGTAATCTATTTTGGTGGCATCATTGATTATATGAACACTATTTTTACGATGTTCTTCGTATAGACCTAAAAAAAATCTATCATACTCAACCATTATACCTCTCCAATTATAGTTTTTTTCTAATGTGTATGTGTTATTAATATCAATCGGATAATTAGAACCAATCTCTAAAAAAAAACCATTTTTTTTCTCTTTAAGAACGTTTAATATAAATTTATCCTGTCCGACCTGACTATAATACATTATATTTACAGTCTTTATTTTTTAATCTTTAATAGGTAATTTTATATTTTATATTGATTTTTGCCTTTGCATTTCAAAACAAAAACAAAAATAAAAACAAAAATAAAAATATTATAAATTATCCGGTAACATCTAACATCTATATCATTGAGAGTGTGGCAAACAACTTCATTATATTTATCTCGTTTGTTCTAATTTCGTCTGGGTCCGTTTCTTTTTTATACATCTGCGAATAATGTCTAATTCCAGTAGTAATAACTTCAACATATGCCTTGTAAATTTCCATTTTATTTCCATCCAATAACCATCGCTTACCTTTCAATATCAAACCGTGGCTAATGAAAAGTCTAGCATTAATTCCAAGTCGTTTATAAACATCTCCACCCTTACTCAAATATTTATCCAAAATTGGCATTAAATAATTTGCCAAAGAATCTAATTTAGTAAGTACGTTGTGAGAAATTGGCTTACCAATTAATAACCCCGCTAGCCGCTCTTTTGCAAAATCGGGAGTATATTTTAAACGCAACATTTTAAGCCTGGTGTTTACGTCTAAATATTCTAAAATGATTTGTTGAACTTCATCCGGTATGCGCTCTAATACCTGTTGATAAACGGTTCTAATAATATCTTTATAAAATTTCTCCTTACTTATTTTTTCTCTCTGTTCGTCATTTAATTCTTTTTTTTTCTTTAACTCTTTAATTTCTCGTAACTTTTTTATGCAATGCTTATGCGACGGAATAACAACCTTGTTGTACATTTAGTGGAATGTTCTTTAGATTAGGGTTACTACATGATAAGAATTCAATTTTTTCTCATACTGTAAAATAAGGGTCTCCTATTATTTTTCGCAAATATAAATTGACGGCTCTTTCTTCCATGTCGCTTTGTATTTTAAATTTTTTTACTTCATAAAAATTCCACATATAATTAAGTTGAACGTCCCTAATTATATGTTTATTAGCATCTGATTCGTTTTTAATATTTTTAAATGTTGACATTTCAAACCAGTCAAATTCTGTGGCATTCCACCAAAATTCGGTTAATTGCACGTTCATTGGTATTAACCTCTTAAAAATTCCAACCATTATAGGGATGTTTTTATTCGGAATACGAATGTTCAAAGCATCTTCTGTCAATGCTTCTATA